CGTGGTCGGCATCACCGTCGTGGGTGTGCTCGTGTTCGTGCGTCTGGTCGTCGCCCTGCTGCCCGAAGGCGTGATGCGGGTGGCTGTGCGTGCCAGTGAACGGGTCGTGCTGAGGCGACGGCTTCGAGGCAGCGGTGAGCCGGGCAGCGATCCGATCCGGCATCCGAAACCCGGACAGGTCGAACTTCGCCACTGCGGCGAGCGCCTGGTCCTCGGGCCGCTCGGCGAGCCGGTGGGCGAGGCCCGCGGCGACCGCCTCGTCAGCGGTGTACCAGGTCTCGGCGCGCATGGCGTCCCGCCAGCCATCCGCGCGGCCTGTCCGGTCGGCGTAGATGCCCGCCAGGTTGTCGCTGACTTTGTCGAGCAGGTCTGCGAGCTCTCGCATGTCGCTCGCGTTGCCCATGCACATGCCGGACGCGTCGTGGATCATCATCATCGCGCCCGGAGCGATCATCCTGGTCTTCCCGGCCTGGGCGATGAACGATGCGGCGCTGGCCGCCAGGCCGTCGATGACGGTGGTGACGTTCCCGGGCCGCTGCGCGAGCGAGTTGTAGATCGCCAGGCCGTCGAACACATCCCCGCCGGGCGAGTTGATGTGGACCTCAAGGTCGCCGTCGATGCCCGCCAGCTCGGCGACGAAGTCCACGGCCGATACGCCACCGAACAGCCAGCTTCCGCCGATCTCGTCGTAGATGTCGACGCGGGTCGGGCTGCCGTCGGCGCTGTTGCGGATCCGGTACCAGCCGGTGCCCTTGGGCTGCTGCACCAGATTGGTCAGGCGCCGCATCGACCTGCGCATCACGTCGTTCATGCGTTCACCGAATTCCACGCGGCCATCCGCTGAGCCATCAGCGCCTCCAGGTCCTCGCTCTTCTTCTGGCCGCCATCAGCGCCCCCACCGGAAGGGGACTCGGCCGGCGCGGGCTCATCAGGGCCGGGCGGCGGCACCGGAACCCAGGCGGGCGGCACCGCAGGGAGCTGCGTGGCCTTCTCGGCCACACCCATGTCCGGCAGGCCCACCGTCTCGAGCACGTCGCTTGGGTCGTAGCCTGCGGCGACGAGAGCCTGCGCGGCCTTCGCCTTCGCCGTCAGTTCCAGCGCGTCGGCCTCACGGTTGGTGGAGACCGGGTCCTCGTAGTCGAACTCGACGCCTTCTCCGGCGCTGCCGAACAGCGGCAGGAACTGGGCGTTGAACGTCTCCGCCCACCGGTCCAGGCGTGGAGTCACCTGCCAGGACTCGAACACTTCCTCAGCGGTCTCGGCGTTGGCCCGGTTCACATCGTCGGCGACGCCCAGCATCGTCTTGTGCATGGCGAACGCCTCACGCATGACGTCGCGGGCGACGTTGCGGAGGTTCGCGAAGTCCATGTCGCGGACGGTGTGCGCGTTCGGAACCCACGTCATCCCCGCTTCGAGGACAGCGACGCGGTGGGCGGCGCCGACGCCGCGGTGGCCTTCACGCCAGCGGTTGGTGAACTCCGTCCACTCGTCGTCATCGAGCCGGTGGTCGGCCTGGATGACGCCGCCCGGGATGGCGGAGTTCAGGAAGAAGTTGCGGTTCCAGGTCGCCGAGTACTTCGCGGCGTCGACGTCGGTGAGGATCGTCTGCACTGGCCCGAGGCCACGGTAGGGGTCGAGCGGATTGGGGTACTTGGTGAGGATGACCTCGTCGAGCTGGAGCGGGATCTGCTCGCCGCTGGGGCCGGTGTAGACGTAGCCGAGCAGGTAGTTGTCCTTGGACGGGACCGGCGTCATCCGGTCGGGACGTACTGGCCACAGGCCGGTTGGGAAGGACGCGCGGGGGTCGCGCTGCACCACGAGCCATGATTCGCCGGTGAGTTCGAGGAACATCTGGCTTGTCTCAAGCAGCGTGAAGCGCGTGTAGACCGGGATGTCGAGGTTCTTGAAGCGGATGCTGGCCGGGCTGTTGAGGACGTTGAGGGCCTGGTGCTGGACCACTTCGGTGCGCTGGTCGCTGCCCTGGTCGGCGGTGGTGTAGCGGCGCCGTCCGTCCTGCGGCTGCTTGCGGTACAGGTGCCATTGCGGCTTGGCGGTGGATTGGCACAGGAGCCGCACCATCGAGAAGATGGTGCCGTTCTGGCCGTAGGCGCGCATGAACGTTTCGGGGTCGGACGCGCCGTACATGCTGCTGAGCGAGTTGACGCGGGTGCCCGAGTAGGGGACGGGCGCGGTGCTGGTCGGGCTGCTGCGGGCGTTGAGGAGCTTCCCGATGAGGCTGGTCACGGCTGCTCGCTGACCTGGTCGGCCTTGATGACGGCGATGTCGACTCCGCCCTCAAGGATCACGAACTTGGTGCCGTCCGGGAATGCCGCCTTGAACCGGTTACCCATCTCTTCGAACTCGTCGTCGTTGAGGTACATCGGGCACTTGATGACGACCATGTCGCCGGGCCCGAGTGCCAGCCGCTCGACCTCGGCAACGTCCAGGAGTTCGGCCGCAGTCATTCGAGCTTCCAGTCCAAGACGAGGAGGCTGATCCCGGTGGCGATCCATCCGGCGACGGTCCGCGCTTCGAACGCGCCGACGTCGACGAGCGCCAGGCCGCCAGCGGTGAGGACGAAGCCGCGCAGCGCGCCGGTCTTGGTGGCTACCTTGGCGGCGGTCTTGCCGATGGCGACGGCTGCGAGTTCGAGGAGCGGGCGGCGCCTGGGCTTCAGGGATGCGTCAGGGCGCGCTGTGCGGTAGCTGCTGCGCAGGGTGCCCAAGAACGCCATGATCCGGATGATACGGCAAGGTGTTACCCGTAGTAACACCCTTTGAGCTGCGAATTCTTTCGTCGCAGGTCAGAGACGTGAAACACGACCCGTATCATGTGTCGGTCGGCTGGTTACCCTGGGCTGGGGTGCAGGTCGTACGCCCCCGCCATGCGCGGACCCCCGAACACGCTCGGCGGGGGCGTACCCTCAAGCCGCAATCTGGCCCGACTCCGGAGCCCCGAAGACGTCATCGAAGTGGTGCCCGATGCGGCCGGGCACCAGGTAATAGGCGCCCCCTCGCGAGCGCGGGCCGAGTGTGCCGTACGACTGGACCTCGGTCGGGGTGAGTACCCCGAGATTCCCGAAGACGTAGAACACCGGAATGCCGAATGCGGCGAGGAATTGCAGGCCGAAGCTGACGCATTCACGCGATATCGCGTAGCGGTCGGTTTCGGTGGAACGCATTCGGTCTTTGCCGTCGATGGTGACGACGTCGCCGTCACGGGCGGCGACGAGATCGGGGAAGTGCTTCCAGCGGGATTCGCTGCGGCTGAGTGCTTCGCGTATCGGTGGCGGCAGGATGCCTTGTCCCCACGGGGCGGCGTTCCAGCCTCGGGCTGCCAGCTCTTCAGCGATACGTTCTTCGTGCGCTGTACCTGCGATCTTCCGCTGTTCCCAGTTGTTCATGGCTCGACTGTGGCACGCTCCGGCGAAGATCGTTCTCCGAGTTTTTCCGTACAGCGGTTGTACATCAGTGGATTATGCGAATCGTCAGTAGCAGCCGGTGACGTTACGCAATAACCAGCGGTAGCAAACGGAAAAATCTGTTACCCACCTGTTACTTCGACCGTACAGAGGTTGTTGATCCTCGCGGCGCACTCACCGCCCGAGTGGCCGCCCGTCTAATTCGTCAGCCACCGCATCCGCGCCCGGTCACGCAGATCCCGCGCCGCGACCATGTACCGCATCTGGTCACAGCCGTCGTCCTCTTCCTTGCGCGGCTCTTCCTTCAGCTCGCCGCCGGGCTTGATCGCCCAGATGTAGCCGGGCAGCTCCTCGGCCGTGCAGGTGGGCTTCTTGGCGTCCACGAGCGTCTGGTCGCGCTCCACGACGCAGTCCTGCATGATGCCGAGGCGCGGCAGCCCGTCCCGTTGCACCTTCAACCGGGCCTGCACCGCTTGGATGCCGATCGAGACCCGCTTGTCGGCCTTCACCGTCGACATGCCCAGGTGCTTCTCCAGGGTGGCGCGACCCTCGGCGTCGTGGTCACAGATCACCGCGCGGGGTCTCGGCTCCGTCCACCGCCTGCGCCCGGCAGCAACCGCCTGACGCACCGGCTCGTCCCGCTGCTCGACGCCCGGCACGGGCTCGGTGACGAGCTGGAGCGCCTGCTCGGCGTGCTCCTCAACGAGGCGGCCGGTCATGTAGATCTCGCGGTACAGGATCAGATGTCCGTCCGGCGACTCGGCCCACCAGCCGAGCACGAACGGGTGCGTGAACCCAAAGTCGACCGACCACCACCGCACCCAGTGATCCGGGATCGGGAACCGGTCGAGCAGGTGAACCGCAGGGTCCCACTCCTCGTAGATCAGGCCCTCGGCCGCCGCCCACTTCCCATCCAGCAGCCGGAGCCGCCGCACACCGGTCAACGAGCCGAGCTTCCCGTCGATGTAGTCGTGGCCGGCGTCGGTGAGTTCGCCCGCGGCGGTGTAGTAGCGGGGGTTGTCGCGGTGCCGGGAGAACAGGCGGGTGACGAGGCCTTGGTCGCATCGCTGGTTCATCCAGTGCGACGGGTGGCCTGGGTTGCAGGCGGCTATGGCCTGCTGCCACGGCAACTTCCCGTGGCGCAGCCTGGTTTGGATCGCTTCCCAGTCGGTGAGGGTGAGTTCGGTGGCTTCGTCGGCGAACACGAGGTCGTACTCGCTGGACATGATTTTTTCGGGCTTGTCCATGCCGCCGACGACGATGCGGCTCCCGTTGGCGTACCGGTAGCAGGGTGCTTCGCGCGGCGACCCGCCGAACCATCTCACCACCCGCTCGGCGAGGGCGGTCTGGATGACCTGCTGCTCGAAGGTGACCAGGGTCGTGCTGCCGAGGCTCACGGCGGTCTTGCGGACGATCAGGCAGCGGATACCGGGGTGTTTGAGGGCGGCCAGGTGGACGCGCCACAGGCACGCCAGCGACTTGCCGGTCCCGGCCGGGCCGTCGAGCAGGACCTCGGCCGCCCGCGTGGAGAAGAGGGTGCGGGCGGCTCCGCGCGGTTCGTAGCGGACGACGGTCG